TTCTTGCTCCTGCAGGCAATTCCCCTTCTCCAAAGAATATTTTTGCTTGATTAAATAGCTCATCTGCGCCATATTTCTCCTGCATATATTTATTAACTTGCTTCTCAGTGATTCCTTGTCCTGCAAACTGATTTTCAACCGTTCTTCGTGCAACATTAAACCTATCTATCTTTGAGTTTAAATGACGCATATCTGCTAAACTTCTATTTTTCTCCCAAGTCTCAGCATCAGGTGTATTGCCGCTTATTTCACTAAGTCTAACATATTCGTCCCAATCTGCATTACGATTAGTAATATATGAACTATCAGAAAATGCCTCACCCCATGTATTTTCATCTGCTAGCAAATCTTTCCTATAATGTTTACTGCCTGATGTAGAGGTAAATAAAGCTTTTTTAGCATCTTCACTTTTACGCCTTAATTCTTGAGTATAATCAAATTCAGCTTGTTGGCGAAGTTCAGCTGAATGCATTTGGTCTAATTTCGCATTCTGCATTTGCATTTGTCTCATTTGACCCATAATTCCTGGAATAGTAGAAAAAGCTTCTTCTATAATTTCCGATGATTGACTTGGTCTTATATTAACAACTGTTGCCATTATTATTGTCCTCCTCCTCTTACTAGCGCCATTACGTCATCCCACCAACTACCTTCTTCTGTTTGCCAATCTGGTCCAAAATCTGACTTGGCTGGTCTATATACTTCATCCCAAAGAGAATAAGGGTCTCTTAAAGCATCTTCCCTATTTGAAGCAACTTGCTCTTGCCATGCTTGTTGAGTAGCCATACCTTCTATACCTTCTCTTTCGCTACGAATGCCTTCTTTTATACCGCTTAAACCAATCTGGCCTTTATCTAGTAAGTTTTTAAGCCCTAATTGTTCAGCTGGAGTAGTACCACTTCCAGCTAATCCAGATTCATATTGACGTTGTTCAGACCCTAAAACATTCTCAAGCAATCCTTTTCTTGTCTCTACTGATTTTTCACCTTTACTACGTTCTAAATCAGCAATTTCGCGATGTTTACTTGATATATCTAGACCTGTTTGTATAGCCTCTTGTTTTGCACTATGCCAATCAGAAGCCTTGCCTTCAACCTTGTCTACAAAATCTGAAACAATCTGAGGACGCGCTATTCCACCCAGTTGTTGGTCTGCCCAATCGCCCCAATATTTCACTGGATTAGCACCTTCTTCAAGAGGGTTAAAATATCCCCCTGCCGTATCAAATGCATCCGAGCTAAATACGTTATCTAAATGGTCAAAAGCTTGCTGTGCACCTCCATAATGTTGCATCATATCACCAAGAGCCGCTTGCCTTTGTGTAGCAACCTCTTCAAAAGCACTTGCTTGTGGCGATTCCTCAAAAGGATTAATATCAAAAGCTGCACCTTCTCCAACAGAAACAGGTGCAGTTCCAAATTCACTAGATATCAACTTTCTTAACTCTGGTGCACTCTGGCGACGCATATCTTTCCAATCTAAACTTGCAATACTCGCACCTATTGGTTTATTAGGGTCTAAAGACTCTTCTGTCGTACGCTCCCACCACTCAGGATAATGTGACTGTAGCCTTCCTAAACGAGTATCAAAGCTTTCCGCAGTTACCGATGTATCTTCAAGGGTTTTACCTTTTCCGTGTTGAGCAGAATATGAAGGCCCTAAATAATTAGCCCCACCATAAGTCTGGTCGAGATTTTGTCCTGCACCTTCCCATATACCCTGACGAATACCTTGAGGGTCATGTCCTACCCTTTTATGCCCTGCCCAGTCCGACTTCCACATATGGGTAGGAGAATAATAGCTTTGTTCACCTACTCCCACATCTCCTTCCTGATTCCAGCCAGGTACAAAATCTTGACCAGTCAAGAATCCTCCTGTACCATAAGTAATCGCAGTATCAAAGTTTTTTTGATTACTTTCAGAATCCCATATCGAGACACCAGGTATGTGTCCTGGCCACCAAGCGTCTGTAGCTCCATCTTTTCGCGCATGAGAGCTATCATCAAATAGTTTTGGATTGCCATGAGTAGGCATGTTTTTAAAATACGAACTAACTGGGACTGAACCCATAAATGTTGACATTATTTATCTCCTTTCATTACCATTGTATATCATCCACTAAATCACCACCTTGATTTTTCCACATTGCTTGTCTAGCTTTAACTAATCTATCATAATCACCTTGATTCATCATAGTATCTTGAAGAGATTTACGAGTTAAGTTATCATAATCAAATCTTGATACTCCAGAACCTTGTAGTTTATCATAATCCAAACCTTTTATTTGACCTTTATAACCTTGAGTAGCTCCTGAAATAGCCGCTGATTTTGCAGCATTCATTCCATATTGCATAGCTTGAGCATTAACTTGGTCTGCCAAGGTACTTTGAGTATCTGCACCAGCTTTACGAATATCTGCCCATCGACTATCTTGCCCTGCAGTAAGATTTGGCTTACCCATTGCTGCTTTAGAAGCTCCATATGCCCCTAACCCAGCTCCTAGTGCTCCTACACCAGCTGTTAGCATTTGCATGGTATATGGATTAATAATTCCACCTGTCATAGGAGTTAAAACTGCTCCTAATAACCCACTTAAAGCTTTTCCAGCTAACCATTTACCACCAGCCGCTCCGACTGCACTTCCTACAGCTCCTTTCTTTTTCGAAGAACTTAATGCGTCGCTTCCTGCTTTGCTTATATTAGCTATTTCCGCATCTTTTTGCTTTTGAAGCTCCATTTGCCTTATACGTCTTAATCTATCTTTTAAATTTCCTGTACCTGCCCTTTGTGGCCTTCTCATTATACTCTCCTATCTTAGCTTGTTGTCCATTCACCAACATCATCACTTCCACTTGTAGAATACCCCGTGCTTACTAAGTACCAGTAAGTACCATCACATATTAGGTGCAATACTTGACCTTTTTTTGCTGATGTATATTTAGTAGCATCATCCTGTTGAGTTTTAAGTGTTATCTCTGGGAATTGTGTCCCACCTGTTGTCTCTTGAACGATTAATATTTTTTCTTGCCCATTTACTCCCATTGGTAATTCAAAAGCTTTCTTATTAGTAGCTTCTCCTTTTAAATAAGTAATGCGAGTCTTTAAACTTATACTTTCTTTATCACCTCCTGATAATCCCACTTGGGTATTAGGAGTACTAACCCTAACCGCTTCTCTTCTTAACGTCTTAGCAGAAGATAGAATAGCGGGTTTATGCTTATTAGTTCTTTGATTAGACCTGTCTAATTGTATAGAATGCCATCTACCGCCAGAATACACCTCTAATCTAGCTCCTCGACCTTTTGTACGTACTCTTATTTGATTATCATTTGGCATTATTTTGTTGTATGCTCCTTGTATATTAAGGTTATATCATCTATAGAAAATTTATTTTTCGATACTGGTATTGAAGGATTATATAAAACTATTTGTATAGAATTAATTTTTTTCATCATTGCTTTTAATGAATAATCACTTCCATTATAAACAGTTGTATTCATTGGTAATTCCACCGTACGGGGAACACCGTTAGTTTTAGCAAATCCTTTTACCCCTGAAACAGCTGATGGTGTACTAATATCTAATGTTCCATCATATAATAAGTCATCTGTTGCAGGATTAACTAAATGGTTTTTATCCGTATGATGTCCTTGAATAGGAGTATGATTTTGATTAAGAATACTTGCGTCCCCTGTAGCCCATAATTTACCATCAGCTAATAGAAATAAGTATAACCCAGACCATTCGCTAGTACTTCCTCCTATTTTATATGTAAGATAAATTTTTGATAATGTCTTTTTAGCACCTAAATTTCCTAAATCTAATTCTTTTGAGCGCCATAATAATCCTTTAGCTGGAATACTATTAGTATCATCAACATCACTCTCTGACCATAACTTAATATTTATTTGATATCCATCTTGTGTGTTTCCAATATTACGAGTTTCAGAAGCCATTAATAATCGATTCTGATAATCTTGGATAATTTGAGTTGAATACCCCTTTACCGTAGTAACGGTTGGGTGTCCAAGTCCCTCAGATTGCGGAAAAGCATCCCTCCCAATATACCATGCTTTAGTTCTGAAATGATAAGCTAATAAATCTCCTGATGATGGTTCATCTGGTTTAGTGTTAGTACAAATTAATATTTTATCATTCTCTTGAGAATAAGCAATGTTCGGAGCACCAGCATTTATATCATTAGTATCCCATCCAGTTAATTTCTTCCATGATTGTATTGACACTTTATCAACGCCTTCTTCTTCAAGTAAAAATTGAAATTCACTTCCGTCATATAAGTACACACCTCCAGGATTACACCATGCAATCCCATGTGGAGTTTCTACTACGCATTTATAGTCTGGCACTCCCATTCCAATACGTTTTTTCTCTAATTTCTCTTCGTCTAATTTCTCAATATTAATAATATATAAATTACGCTTTTTAAAAACCATTAAAAATTTATCATAATGAGCTAAATGCGTAATTTCATCACCATCAGAACCTACTACATCAATATAATTTTCATCAGGGAATATATCAGGTTTTCCAACAGGAGATTTAAAAACCCTGTCTGGATAGTCTACTCCTCTTTTTCGAACATTACCTATCCAAGTTCTTTGCTTAGCATGAACAGCAGTAGAAAACGTTGCCGATGTATCTTGCCCTGGGATATAATTATTCTCTGTTACAAAATCTTCAAATTGTGGAGGGTCTTGAAATGTTCAAATCCACCATATTGGTTAATCTGATTCCAATGAGCATTGCCTGACATTCTATATCCTTTATCATAATCATATTCATAAAGTAAATAAATATTAGAATCATCTATTGATTCATCATCATCAGCCGTACTGAGACTTTGACCATATGAGTAATACATTTTAAATCCAGATACTCTAGCGCTAGGATAAACATTAGCATCCAATCCTTGCGTATGATTTGTACTCTGACCAGCAGGATTAAATGCATTATCTCCTGATTTCCAAAATGCTAGTCCTAATTTCATATTATAAGAGTAATATGTGTCCTGCAGGGTACTTCCTCCAGTCCATCCAGGATAATATCCCTCTATTTCATATTCAGTTAAAGGACCTTCCTGGTCTCCATCGTAAACAAATGCACAATATACACTTAAAGCCCCACTATCCTTTAGCCAACCTCCTCCTTCTTCATCTTTCATAAAGTATAAATCTGTTCGTATAGCTCCATAATCTTCCCAAATCCTATGTTGGTCTACACTTTCACTTCCAATAGGTACAACACTAGTTATATTGCTGCCACTTTTATAGCAATCAATAATTCTAACAGTCCATCTACACGCATCCTCTTGGTTTTCCGCACTACCTTCAGTCTCTACGAATAAGTTGTCCTGTTCCCACCCATAAACTCGTGGAGCTAATAGGTAATTAGGTTCAATAATCCATTGATTTACTTGATTCGAAGGGTCATGATATCCCTGGTCATTGTTAGATATAAATCCTCTTTTAACATGTCCTATGAAATAGGTTATTCCTTGTTTATTAGCATCATACATTCGAGGATATCCACTTACATTGTAAAATTTAGGTCTATATATTAAATTAGGAGCAATATCTGCTCCAGTATTATCTTTTGGCAGTGGCCATCGTTCATTATCTTGATTATCAGTTTCATTATGATTGAAATCATACATAAGTACTGGGGCGTCAGGAACTTGAGTACTCCCTACTTCAGAAGGGTTTAGTAGAGCATTTCTTCCAACTCTATACCAGCCATTACTTCCATCATCAGCATCATCTATTAAATATCTATGAACGTATAAAAAAAGCTCACCTAATACGGAAGAGTTAGCGTCCTCTAGTTCTGTATTAAGAGCTAAAAATGTATATAGCGTTGATGTAGTAGTCTCTCTTCCCGATTCATTATAATCATCAATTTGATTCCCCATTAGTTCCATAGTAGTTCCATCAACTTTTTGACTATAATAATCTTGCAATCCATCATGGTCATTAGCCATTTGATATAATCCCACTCCTGCGCCACCAGAAAGAAATCCTTGAATACCGTTAAATGAAGGATAATTAGCACCCCCTATATTACCAATAGGGCGCAATGCTCCAATAGTTGTAGGGTCTAAACCTTCAATTGTAACGGATGCTTCATTAGCAATATCTCGAGGGTTTGGACCTTCGACAATACCTGCATCAAATCTATTAATTGATAAACTTTTTTTAGCCATTATATATTAGTATCCACGGTTTCTATTTCTCAACCTATTTAAATTCTCATCCATCCTTCTTCTACTTAACAAATCTTCTTCTCCAGCTCCTTTTCCAAAATCCACTGCTGAAAGATAAGGGCCTAGCCCCCCATAACCTGCCTGTTCTGTCTTTTGTCCAGGCCAAGTAGTTTCTCCACCACCTAATAAATGTTGATTTTGATATCCAGTAAGCCCGTCTTCTTCATCAAAAAAATCAGTCATACCAGGTTTATCATCAGTACCTAGATGACTTGTTTGAGTCATATCAAAGACTGGAGTCTGGTCTATTGGAGCTCCAATAAAAGTATTAGATAAATCACTAGATGGAGCTGCTCCATGAGGATTATTATATACATCAAAACCTAATTTATCAGCAAACCATCTATCTGTCCATTGCCCAGGAACTGTATCTCTTTTCCAATGACTTGCACTAAAAAGATTGGGGATATTGATGCCTGGTGCATCTGGAGTATATCCACCAGCTAAGATACCACTGCCCTTCAAGGCATCATTACCCGATGTCTTTGGATTATTAACAGGTAGATTGGTCGCAGAATCAATACCTGAAACTTCTACGCTTTCTCCTGAATAATCTGGCAATACTTCATCACTTACAGGATATCTTTCTCCAACTTCTTGAGATGTTCCTCCTGGAATCAAGGTAGTATCATCCATAGCCCAATTTCTTTTGTTATACTCATCTATACGTTCTTGAGAACCAAATGGCATTTGACTTAAATCGCCTGCACTTGTCGTAGGAGCCATTAATGTATCATCTGGAGCCCAATTTCTTTTTTCATATTCAGCTATTCTATCATCAGAGCCAAAAGGCATTTGACTAAGGTCGCCTTGTTTATCACCTTTGCCAAATAATCCTTTTATCCAATCCATTGCTCCACCGAGCTTATCACCAGCAAATCCTTTAATGGCATCTCTATTCTGCCATAATGCTGGCCCTAAAGTCATACCAAGCAACCCTAACAATGCTGGATTCATACCTTTATTTTTCTTTGCCATTATTTCCCTCTTTTCTTATTAATTTAGTCACTATTTCTACTAGTGCATTATAGGATTTAGTAATCCCTCTTAATTCAATTTGCATTTTCTTCTGTTGGTCAATTAACTTAATAACAATCATTTCCAATCTTTTAAAACGCTCTTCTATTTCTTCTATCAGCTCATCTTGTATCCAATGTTGCTGCTTCCATAATAAGTATCCTAATGAAAGTGCAATTAATACAGGAAAACCAAATTCTTGTAATATTGCTATTGGGTCCATTACTTATTCCCATCTATAATTTCTCCCCATAACGATGCCTTTCCATTTATAATTTGGATTATATGTACTGTGAATTTACCCCCAGTAAAATAATCTACTACAGCAAAGCCATGAGCCCATTTATGCTTTCTACCTCTTAGCCATTCATTCTTTTCATGAGTCATATCTTTTAAACATCCTATAGACCATGCTGATTTAGGTCCATCTATATGAGTAACCGAATCTTGTTGCATGCTATGATGATGTCCATACATTATATTACATCCAAGTTTCCTTAAATGATTAGCTGCATGATATTGCCCACCAAAATGATGACCATGATAATAATATAGCTTACCTATCTTAAAATACTGCCCTGCATCATGATACTTATAGCCTCTGGCAGATAACTTTAAAGCTCGTTTGAATGTATAATCTGGTAAGTAGGGATGCTCTTGAACGAACATATCCAACCACTCATCATGATTACCTTGACAAAAATGCTTTATTTTTGTACCTGCCTTATCAAGGCTTTCATCAATACTGTCAAGAAGCTTATTGCATGCAGTTATATCTCTTTCTACTCTTGGCATAATATACTCTAAAGGTGGTTTTTTCTTACGTTTCCACTGCCAATGAGATACACTACCAAACTCTCCAAAATCTCCCAAATCTATATAACCATCTGGCTTGATGATTTCTATTGCTTGCTTTACAACTGAAATTGCTTTCTTATCATGTAAAGGTGCATGTTTGTCGGGAGTAACAATATAGCGTTTAGTAACGCCTTTATCTCTACTCATATATTAAAAAACTCCTATTAATTAAAATCTTTTCTATCTGGAACATCCCAATCAGACAAGTTAGTCCATATATCTTCTATATGCTGAAATTGCTTTATAACCCAAGATTTGCTATACTTTAAGAACATAGCTCTACAATCTATACATTCCCATAATAATGACTTTGGAGAAACTCCTAATAGTGATACTTCTGCAAAATCTTTATTTTGACATACAGAACATCGCTTTGGCGCTTTTTTATAAACCCTTGAACTTACCAACCCTAGTGCTTCTAAAATTAATTTAGGGTCACTAATTAAAGAGGTTAGATTAAAGATTGTTGCTATCCTTTTTTCTGGTTCAGTATTTTCTTTATTTGTTCCCATGCTTTATCATCCAAATCGTTTTTAGTTGACTTTACTAATACTTCTACTAACTTTATTACTAATTGCTTAATAACCTTCTCGGAAATTACACCTTTTATAGCCAATTTAAGAAGCTGTTTTATAATTAATCCTGGTATCACTTCTTAAACCCGTCTTTTACCGCATCCTCAACAACAACCCATAAGCCTTCTAAGATTTCTTTTTCATCTTCTTCTGAAGCAAATGGAATGTCTATTTTTTTATTCATAGCTGCAATAATCTTGTCTTTCTTACTAAGTATCATCTTTGCTGCTAGTTTTTCTAATACTGCCATTAACTTATTCATATTATCCCCATTTTATTTCTTGTATCGTTTTAATTGTTTTAACGCAAATATATACAAAAGTAGCCATTCCTACAGCTATTCGTACAGTTGGAGGCAACCATTCTATCCAAGTAACTCCCATGCCACCTGCTCCTATTCCTAATGTTTTTAATGTATCTAATTCTGACATAACTCTCCTTATTTTATGTTACAGCTTCTTTAATAAATGCAGAACTAGGCTTAACTTCGCTTGTTAATCCTGCCCCCAACTCAATCCAACTACGTGTATCTTGAGACCAAATTTCTGTTTCAGGAACTCCATAATAATTCCATAAATATTTACTAACAACCTCTTCTTGCTTCAACCCTATTGTCGTTGATATTGCCTCTATAGCCATTCCCGTTGACGAAATTGCTTCTATACCAAATCCTGTATCGCTAATTGTTTCTTTATCAAAAGGCATTAAAAATCCTGAGGTTTAATTATACCGCTATATACAAAATTACTTTTTGCATGCTTCTTACCCTCTTTGACAAAAGACATATATTTACCTTCAAATAGTTGAGCTAATTGAACATTTAAACTCTCTCCTTTTAAATACCCATCAGCAATTACTTTATAAGCTAATGCTTCATGAAATTGACTTGGTAAATCTGAAGATAGAGCAGTATTTGTCGTAAAATCAATAGCTTGACCTATAGTATATAATCTAATTTCTTTGTCTGAAGTAGAAATAGATTGATAATGTGTTGTATTTCCATCAATAGTCAATCCTTCTGGTAAATGTTCTACAATAGCAATACGCTGACTGTCTATATACCATGCATAATCTGTAGCCCCTTTATTTGCATCATTTCGTCCTGTAGCACCATCAAACTCATCATCATCAATAATAGGAGGAGTTAGCAATCTAGGAATCTCAATATCATCTAATTGCACTTTTAATATTTTTAAAATATCAGCATGTAATGGATAGTATCGTTTTCCTGCAACTGTTAATTGTCGATAAGTATTCCTAATTAATTCTGTCTTAGCGCAAAAATCATCTTGTGCATTATTAAGCCTTAACATTATTTCTGCATGTGACATCCCTGGATGATGTTGGTCGATTATTTCTATTAATGTAGCTTGTGTCATTATTTATCCTGACTATCGTTAATTTGTATCAAAGCCTCTAAGGCACCTTCTGCTTTTAATAGCATTGTATTATAATGTACTACTTGTTTCCTTAAATCTTTGATAGATTCTTCTATTGTAAGAGGCTCGTTTGCCTTTTCCTTTTTCTTTGCCATAACACTCCTATTATGTTTCTATATTTGCATTCATTAAACTACCCCAATCCAATGCTGCGACAAGACTACCTCTCATGCATGCTACAAAATCATGAGTCGCTGTACTATTCTGATGCTCAGCTTCATCAAATACATCTCCAATTGGCTTTATTCTTATAGAAATCAAATCACCTTTATTAATAGCTTGATTGCTTAAATTTACCCATACCGTTCCACCGGGCGAAGGCGTTCCGGAATTGTAGTTTGGCATATTTGCGCCAATAATATGCACACTACTAAGAGGACCTAAGGCCGATAAACTCTGCGACCCTATTTCTGCTAGACTTCCGCTTCCAACTCTAAATATTTCAAATGTCCAATTTGCCATTGCTGGCTTTATTGACGAGTCAAAAAATATACTCATACCAGCTAATTTAGCATCACATGGAGTTAACCACCACATACCATGATTTTGATTCCATCCAGCAGTACCATCACGAATTGTGGCTCCATACGCTTCACTATTAGCTGTTTCAAAACCATCGGGTAGATTCATCCAGGCATGATTATCTATCATACAATCAGTCCCCTGAAATAATGGAACATGATATTTGTTTGCCCAAGACCCCATCTCACCAGAAAAGAATGATTGTGTTGTTTGATATAAAAACGGTATTTGTTGATATTGTTCCGTAACAACCGTTCCACTACATTCAAAATCACCATTTGCTTTAATTCTTGCAACTTCAGTTGTATTATTTTTAAATATAAAATCTTTACCACCACCGTGGTCACCATCAATATTGGAATTTAATATTAAATCACTTTTAGCAGATAAGATTAAAGTTGAATTAGTGCCATTGCTTATATTTGACTTAATTTCTCCTGTAATCATTTTCCCAGTTCTTGTAGCTTGAAAGTCTCCATTTGAATACCATCTTGTTTGCTGAGATGCTGGGTCAGCTTCATTATACCCGATGCCCATTTCTGTACCATCAGCTTTACTTGATATAGTCCATTCATCAGTTGAATCTGCTTTGTTTAAATTTATTAGACACATTCCACCTGCATCTGGTTCTAAATTTAATGTTACTGTATCAGTAGCGCTACTTCCAGGGTCAATAGTAAAAGTGTCTGCAGTAACAAGAACATCTCCGCTAGGGGCTGTCAATTTTAATGGAATTGAATCATTTAAAGCTTCAAATTCTGAGGCTACAAATTTACCAGTACCACTTGTCAAAATTACTTTCCCATTAGGCTGGTCCCAAAGCATAAATCCAGTAGCACTACCGAGAGTTATGCTTGCTTCACCATCATTAGAGCCTGATACCGTAAACATCAGTTGTTTAGCAGTCAGTTCATCATCTGCACTTATCTTGAAATTTACTGCTGCACCATCTGTTTTACCGCTTAGTCGAAAATTCTCAACATCTTCAATGTAATATTCTGAACCACGAACTTTTCTCTGCGGAGTGTTTCCACTGACTGTACCAAAAGTCTCTACCCATTCATTCGTAGTGCCATGAAGCATAGTAACACCTGTGTCGTGAAATCCTGCAGCATTAACCATTCCTAATCCAGTTATTTTAACTTTAGTATCAGTTCCAACAGCAGCCCATGTTCCGTCATGATGTCCAAAATGTAAATCTCCATCAGTATTATCGTACCCTATACTCCATTCAATTCTAGTACCCGTCCATAATTCATATGCAGCATCACCACCTACTGAACCGCTAGCAAGTGATAATCTAGCTGCTTCACCAGAAGACATATTAAAAGCAACAAGTCCATCAGATTCATTGCTAATAGTTTCGTCATTACCAAATGAAATTTTACCACCATCAACTGTAATATCTCCAACAAATGTAGTTTCTCCTCCACTAGGCCATATTGTCAATTTACCATCATTAGTTGAAGAAAAACTTGTATAATTATTAGCATCATATCCTACTCTTAAAGGAACAGTAGCATCAATAATATGCAGCCTAGCTGCTGGAGCGCTAGCATTTATCCCTATTCGATTTAGCCCAATGTAAATATCTGTATCATTACCTCCGCCATCCGATAATCTTTTGGCAGAGTTATTAGTTTGGGACGCTAATGAACTATTGTCTGATAATTTAATCAGACCAGTATAAGTATCTTTAACTTCTAATAGCGCTAAACTTGGCATAATTAAGCAACATCATCCAATATTCCCGCAGCTAGAACATAAACACTTGCGGTAGAATTTGCAGAAGGTTTTCCGTTAACAATTACAACTGATATCGCTTCTAAATTTGCTATAGTTAGATAAGGGCATTTTAATATTACCATTTCTCCAGGCTCTAAAAATATATTATGAGCTGTATTATAAGTATTAGTCCCTTCTAGCCCTATCATAAGACCATCTGTAGTAGTATTTGTTCCATCTGTAGTACCTGAGTGTTTAATAGCTATATATTTAGCTATATCACTAGTATGCAATGCTACACCATCAGTGTAATCATTATCCGCTGTAAAAATTGCTGTACTTCCTGTAATTGCTTTTCTGGAATATACCCATTTATGTGTTCCTGTAGCCGCTGTAGCGCAATCAAAAGCTAAATTACCACCTAAGGCACTTTTAACTTCATCTTCAAATATAGATGTATTTAAGTGAGCTACTCCTTTATCTGCCATTTCTTACTCCTATTGTTTCGGTGCTTGTGTTTGTAGACCAAGCTTATCATTATAAGTTTTTTGATATAACGCTATTTGCGCTTGAAGCCATTCATATTCATTTTTAACTTTCAACATAGCATTGTCGAATCTTTTTGTCTCTGCCGCTAAATGCTCTCTATATTTAGTTAATTCCGATGTATAAAGAGTAAGAGCTTTATCATAATCTGTTTGCTCTGCATTATATTTTTTCAACTTACGTTCTTGATGAGCTTCTAACATATCTGTTCTTTTATTAAAAAGTTCTTTCTGCGCTTCCCAATCTTTCGTTTCAGTATCATATTTTTGCTTAGCTAATTCCATTCTTTTATCAAATAAAGAAAGCTCTTTCTCTACTATACTTAAAGACGATGTGACTAATTCAGGGTCTTCTTCTGTTTCCAAATAATATAATGGTCCTGAAGGACCTGTGCTACCTATATTTACTGATAATCCTGGAGCTTCAAATGTAGGAGCTTTCGGATAATCAACTAATGTTGCCATTATATCTGGTATCGTAGGAGGCGTAGGTTCAACAGGTAAATTGATAGTATTGACGTTATCTGGCGTATTTGAAATCAATTCCATACTTCTTCTTTGAAATACTTTAATCGCTGCATATAATACAATATGTTCATTATATTTAATAGGAAAATCCGCAATAGTTGTCGTAGATGTATCCCAGTTAGTTATTTGATATTTAGGGATAAAATAGTATTTAGCAGCAGCCCCTCCACCTGGCAATGTTGGATAAACCATTAAACTGCCGTCGGTGATATTAAATACAGGGTCTGCATCTCTAGGATAATAAATAGATGTAGCCGTGCCTAGTTCTTTAGTTTTATTAGGAGAGACATATCTACAATCGTATCCATCACGCTCAACTCGAACTAATTCATGTATTTCGTCCATACTTACGACAACACTTCCACTATCTGCAACAGATGCAGATTGAACAAATCTTTCAGCTTCTGGAGTCTTTATCATTACTCTAACTACATCATAACATCCATCTAATAACCATTGTCCAATAGCATCTTTATCATTAATTGCATCTACTATCTTCTGACCAGTTAAGTCAATAATCCTGTTATATAATGCCGGAATATTTGGTTCAGTAATATCAGCCACTATTTCTTACCTTTTTTCACATTGTTTTTTAAATTCAATTTACGCCTATTATCAGGCTTAATAGAGGACTGCCATGGCCCTCCAATACTTCCAGAATAAACCACTTTAGGCTTACTCATTATCTACGTCCTCTTGCTCTTGTTTTTTTAGTGCCTCCAGCACTAGGCCTACTACTTTTACGGCTACGACCTTTAGATTTTAATCCTTTTCTTCGTCTTACTATCATAATATCTCCTTTTTAACATGGGGTAATAGTTATTCTCATAAATTGATTTTCATGTAATATTCGCGAACTACCACCGTCGTCTTCAAATTCTACTTTAAGCCTTAAATATTCTGCATCTGCACCATCTGTAGCATTACTATCAAATGTCCCATGAAATATTGGACCAGAACCACTACCAGTATCAGCCCAGTCATGGTCATCTACTAATTTTACTATATCAAAATATCTTGTCGATGATTCTTTGGTAGAACCTTGCAAAGTAATACTGATTCCTGTATTCAAACTTCCTCCAGAGATTTTAGGAAATCCTGGTTTAGAAGTGTCAGCATCTTCAGCAGTATATCCTGCTCCAAATTGTCCTAATAATGTAAATGAACGATGCATTAATCCTTCAGGCAAGACTTGAGTATAATTAATATCGCCTGCTTCAGTAGGGAATTTCACCCAATTTGTATATGTTCCATCCATTATTAAATCTGCTTTATTCATAGGGTCATGCCCTGAAAATGTCCATGAAAATTCGTCATTATTACCTGCTGATGCATCATCAGTATGAGTAAATCCTATATATATCCCTGGACCAATTGTATATAATGTTTGATTATTCCCTAATGAGCTTTGAGCTGATGAGTTAGATGACTCTATATCTATATCAGTGATTGAGTCAGCAGAGCCAAATCCAAACCAACTAGTACCAGAAGTAACACTTTGGCCTGCTGTAGTTAAACCACTGTTTCCATCAAAAAATATTCTAGGCCTATATATTGTATCTACTTCATCTGAGCTAGCGTTCTTTACGATAATCTTATATGTTTGAGCAGCAGCATCACCATGTAATATCCAATCATCTGATACCCATATATCTATTGGAGTTGTATCAAAAATACCTGTAGCGGTACTAACTGTATAATCTGTACCTGATACTAATCGCCTTAATTTATAACGATGATTCTTCCATCCTACACTTGCAGGAAATCCTGAGTTCACCGTAGGCATTAGTGATTAATTACCGCTAATTTAATAGCTTCAGATGCATGCGTAGCAGAATCATGTCCTATTAAGCTTAATCTCATATAAGGCAACCTACCTTTTGCATCATAATCATATAAATACACATCAGCCAAAGTATCAATGGCTAATGTACCACTTGTATCTAAAGTTACCCAGCTAGTATTATCTACTGAGCCTTCTACTGATATTTTGCAGTTAGCACCAACATAATTATCGGTAATATTTTTAGCATTAGTATTAACAACAATAGTTAAATCGCCTTCAACAGCAAAGTCGAATATTTCTGTTTTTACTGCTGTATCACCATCTAACTGAATATTGCACTCTTTAAAAACATAGCCACCTAAATTAGTAAGTGACCCTGCTAAATCATCATCAGTAATATTTGTAATTTTATGCCACTTACTTGCAGCCATAATTCTTTCTCCTTAAAATTTGTAGTAATAAGGAGCCGAAGCTCCCTATTACATAACTAACTAACCTATTATGATGGGTCAGCACCTACGCCAGATATACTAAATCCTAAATCAGATTTAACATTACTGACTAAGCATATACTTTCTATGGTAGTATCGCCACCATATCCAGATGCTGTTATAGTTACTGCTGGCCTAATACCTTTAGCTTCAGGAG